TGGACTACTGGTGAGCTACTAGCTATGGCACAGGATTGTGAGAAAGTCTTTGGAGATGAAGGACTTGAAGGAGTACTGTCCTTTCATGGTAAGAAGACAATGGTATCAGATCTCTGGGATATTAAAGAAGAGAAACTAAAAAAACTAAGGCCACCTTTTGAGGGGTACTACGAATGAGTGATATACAGGTAGTAAAACAACCCCATCCTAATGCTCAACCTCCTGTAGAAAGGAAAGAGATACAGGTAGATCCTAGTCTAAGCAGAAGCAATCCTTCAGATAGATATAAAAATCTAGTTGAAGAATATAAAACTATGCATAGTTCTGCTAATCGTATGTTTAATGGAAGAAGCCTTGTAAAGTTTACTGATATTATTCATAGCTTTATTGAAAAAAATAAATGTAAAACTTTACTAGACTATGGCTGTGGTAAAGGTCATCTCTATACAGATAAGTATGATACTGTATCAGATCAAATAGATAAACCTGTCAATGAGATATGGGAATTGGAAAGCTTTAGACTTTTTGATCCGGGCTACCCAGAACACAGTGAATTACCGAAAGGTAAGTATGATGCTGTTGTATCTACGGATGTTCTTGAACACGTACCAGAGACAGATCTTGTATGGGTACTGGATGAGATATTAAACTATGCAGATAAGATGGTCTTTCTAAATATAGCTTGCTTCAAAGCACTCAAGACATTATCTGATGGTAGTAATGCACACGTATCTGTATTCAATCACCTTGATTGGCTGGAGCTTATAGCTGCTAGGTTTAATCACTTTAAACATCTTAATGTATATATCTTTTTTGATATGTTTACAGAGGATGGACAGATGGGATTAAAAGGATTTAAAATATCCCATGAAGATAATTCAATAAGAGTAATTCAGTTACAGCAGACAGTTTAGTAAAATGGAAAAAGCTACTGAAGAAGATTTAAGAATATTTAGAAGAGAATTGTGGGAGCTTATTGAAGAACATGCTTCTTCTCAAGACCATAAGACTAAAAAATTTATGGTAGCAGGACAGTTATTAGCTACAGCCTTAGAACTTTATGTTATGAGCATGGGCAAGGAAGCTACATTAACTGTTATGGAGCATGCTTTAATGGCAGTAGAGTATGATGATATTGTAGATAAAAGTAAATTACATTAGGAGGTAACAATGTTAGGTATAGCAGACTCAGTAATAGGAATAGCAGGGAAAGTCCTTGATAAGTTTGTCGAGGATAAAGACCTTAAA